CTTTTTAGCTCGTTTTGCACGGGCTAATTTGGCTCGCTTCTTAGATCGAATCAAGCGTTCTTCTGGTGTCTTATGCGATGGATGTATGTACAGTCTATGTGTGTTAACATATATTTGAAAATTGTTTAAAATGGCTTGAAGTCGGTTGGGGTTAATCAAATTCCTAGCCAGATTGTTTTCCATGTGTCCAATATAAGCGTTGCACCCTCTATGCAGTACTGCCCGAATGTATCCTGTCTTGTGACAGTGATCTAGCACAGCTTCTTCTGGCAAGACCTGTTCATTGCATATAGCGCATAAGCCTCGCTGTTCAAGCAAAATTTGCTCTCGTATGGGCTTAATATCTCGAAGTTTTAATTTAGTCAAATATCTTCTCGTCTTGCAAAGCCAGCCATGAATGTGTTTTAGATCCTTTTAGAATAAAAAAACATTCATAGTCCGGCCGCCATTCCGCATCATCAGCTTGATGTAACCAATTGAGTAAAAGATTCTTCTCTATCAGTTTGAGCATGTCTATCCTCAAATATTCTAACGGCATCTAGTTCCTTGATCAGTTGGCATAAAGTATTTACTGTTTGCTCTTGTGTTTGTGTAATTTCCGAATCAGCTAGTTGTGTGTTGGCTTTGAGTTGGCTTAGTAAAGACATTGTATTCCTAAACAACAAGTATAGCAAACTTAGTGTTCTATTACAAATCCTTTGATTAAACAAGTCTATAAATATTCAATGAAAAAGAAAATTGCTGTCTATGCTATTAGTTTAAATGAAGAGTCTTTTGTTCAAAGATTCTATGAGTCCTGCAAGGATGCAGACTTGATTGTCATTGCTGACACTGGGTCAACTGATGGTACAGTTGAGCTTGCTCGTAGTTTAGGTATCCAAGTCTATACAATAACTGTAAGTCCTTGGCGCTTTGACACAGCTCGTAACATAGCCTTAGGATTGATTCCTAAAGATATTGATATCTGCATTGCATTAGATCTAGATGAAGTAATGACTCCTGGTTGGTACGCAAGCGTACAAAACAACTGGAAGAGTGACATTACTCGCTTGCAGTACAGATTTGACAATCAAGGCGATATCTACAACTGCACCAAGATACATTTACGCACAGGCTATCAATGGCGGCACCTAATACATGAAATGATTGAACCTGATGCTCGTATGACTGAAGTCTGGGCCATCACCGAAGACATACTTTCAGAGCATCATCCGGATCTGACTAAATCAAGAGGACAGTATTTGCCCATGCTGAATGCCAGCATTGCTGAGAATCCTTATGATCATAGAGACAGTTGGTATTTGGGCAGAGAATTCTTTTATCACCAGCAATGGCTTAGAGCTATCAAGGAATGGGATAGATACCTAACCTTACCTGGTGCTACTTGGCATCATGAGCGTAGCTTTGCTCTGCGTCATATGGGGCGAGCTTACATGCATCTGGGTCAGCATGAACTAGCACTCAAGCATTTTAGAATGGCTGTAGACACTAGCCGTTTGATCCGTGATACTTGGGTAGATCTAGCACAGGCCTGCTATGAACTTAAACAATGGCATGAATGCTATTACGCGGCCACACAGGCTTTGACCATCACAAGTAGAGAATATGTGTTTACCAGCACAGGTGAGCCTTGGTCATTTAAAACTTATGACCTAGCGGCATTATCAGCTTATAACCTAGGACTGCGTGAACAGGCTGTTGCTAATGGCACACAAGCTCTTGAACTAAATCCTGATGATGCTAGATTGTTTAACAACTTAGAATACTATTTGGCCTTGGCTATTAAGTCCTGAAGACTATTGCGTGTTTCTGGAAATACTGTTCTAGTCAAATGAAACATTTGCTTTTGGCTTAGAAATCCTCTATTACACCAAAAGTCATACAATTGATTGATGTATGGATTATCGGAACAGTTATCCCTGGCTGCTAGCCAAATTTCTAACCATTCTTCTTCTGTTGGTGCATAAGCGTAGTTACTGCGTTTTAATATATCCTGGATTGCCATTGTTTTTCCCCTTTTGAGTAGTTTAACATACTTGCGTATAGATGCCTAGCGAACTGGTTTTCTTGAGAACCGTAGCAGTATAATAGTAATATATAGAATAACAGTTAAGCAAGGTCACATGTCCTCATACTTGTTCCATTCAAGTTTGATAGAGTAACCAGTAGCTCTCCTTACTTCAAGTTCAACATCTAAAGGATCAATGAAACCATCACTACACCAGCCATCATGTATCCAAAGACATTTGATCTTTCTCTTACGCAATAGCTTACGAATCACATCACCTACTTGATTTTCAAGTTCTCTGTAAAGCTGACTCTTTTCCTTTGAACTTAACCTCTGAGAGATCAATACTCCATTTTTATTTGTCACATACCTCTTAGGGAATTCCTCTTTAAGAACTTTCCATAAACTACGGATATCTGTTTGGATTCCTTGGAATACAGGATCATGCTTGAGATTAGTAATTGCGTTATATGAGTAGTTCAAACTTTGAAATATCTTACCTCCTTGCCAGCAGGTAACAACTCCTCCTTGGAGAACTCCATTGATTACTAGTTTGACTTGACTGTTAGTGATTGCACAGTTAACAGCTATTTGATCACGGATTGCTGTACGGTTTAGGTTATATGCATCTAGGTCAGGTAGTGCTAGGTCAGGTGCTAGTTTTCTTGCTTTTTGCACTAGGAGATTTGACGCGGCGGCCTCTATGTCATAATGGTATCTGTAACCCTTATTGGCCATTAGACTACCACGGACTTGCTTGGGGATGTATTGTAGGTTATTGTATAATCGATCACTCTTTTCAAGATAATCAAAGTCACCTGTTTCTAATTGCTGTTCTTGCAGATCCGTTAGCTTGGGCATGTGATTAGCCAATCCAGCGGCTTGTTCTACAAGTAGGATACCGGGTGAATTTTTTGTATACTTCTTACAAGTGCCTGTTTGTGCATTGTAGTAACTGTCTGCTTCTATTAGTAAATGCTCTTTAAGGTACTTGCCAAGAGGTCTACTGGTATTACCAAAGTGACGGTATAGTTCATTACGACTAATCCATACTTTCTGTAAATCCTTTGTATATAGTGCTACGAAACTCAATGCTCGTTTTGTAGTTGCTAGTACACGAGGATCAGAGAACTTAGGAGTATATTGTTCCATTGTTATTTCCTTTTGTTTAGAAGATTACTCAGCCATTTCATCTCTCAGTGTATTTATAACACTCTTTGATTATACACTTAAAATCTGGTAAAAACAAACAATTTGACAGCCAAAGAAAAAGCCCACTTATAGCGGGCTTTGGAAAGGGTGTAGGGGAGTATGAGAATATGTCAATGGCTGTAGACAAAAGAAAAGGAATACATGATACTATACTAAGGAGCACCATGCAACATAACTTATTGCAAGTTATGTGTTCTCCCCTACACTTTTATTTATTTGTATCTGCGAATAATTCCATCATTAGTGACTGTTTCACTACAGGGTTGATTAGTTGGATTTGGTACTGCACAAATTGGTTTGGGTTTTGGCTTTTCACAACCTTCTACTCGAAAGTATTGAGTATAAGCTACTTGTACGGCATGTCCTCCAGAAACAAATCCTTCACCATCCGGGCTAACATAACGCTTACAAGTATTACAGCGTGTACGCCAATGCGGCAGCGGAGTTTCACAATAGCGTTGTTCAATAATTTGGTTAGGTATAATGTCTCCGCAACCCAATTCACAACTTCGATGTTGGTCTTTTATTTTAACCAAATCAAAACCCAATGTTGGATTATCTGTAATCTCAACTGGCATTTGATATTCTTCACCAAACTCATCTACTTCTGTAATGTACTCAATCGCGGCTCTATGGTTAGCACTTTTGATTGGCTTACGATCTTTGAGTTCAGCAACTTGTTCGAGTCGCGCTCTAAATTCATCTTTGTTCATGCTCATATTTAAATATGAGCCTTAAATTAGACCTTAGATGTGAAGCCATTGGTCTATGTACTCTGCGGTCTATAAACAATAAATTATTTTTTTGGTACTGAAAAACCACTGAAAAACCTAGCCTGCTGACATCAACAAGCTAGGTAAATCAGTGTTCAAAACCTAGATGAGTCTTAAGCTGAACGGTTCTCTATCTTAACTCTAAAATTTCTAGCATCCACAAGTCCATCAGTAGTAGTTACTTTGACTGTGACAACATAACTTTTACCTAGTTGTCCATTTTTAAGTTCAATGTAAGTCTTAGTACCTTGTATGCCTGAAGTTACTCTTAGCAATGGGTCTGGATCATTTACACGAGCTTGTATTGAATAAACGGCTGTGCTTAATGCGTCGCCTGTTGGCAACCATTCATTCCATTCAAATGTATAAGTTAGTTCAGCTTCTGGGTCTTTGGTGATCCATAAATTTTGGTTGATTACTTCAAATCCTGTAGTCATAATTGTTATCCTTTAATTGTATATGTTCTATCTTCGCCAGCAATAGTCCATAATCTGTTATCATTTTGTATAATCCAAACTCTAGTATCTGCCGGAATAATCCAAGTATCACTGTAGTCTAAGTTAATAACTCTACCAGTAGATACTTCAAATGCACCAACAACTAAGTTAGCAGTAGCTCGCTTGACATTACGAGTACTAGCAAACAGAATTGATGTTGTAGATAGTGATGCACGAATAATTCTGCTTTGGCTAGCATTAACAACAATGTTGGCTTGGCAACTTATAGTTGCAGTACCATTTCTTCTTCTTGTTGCTGTTGTAGATAATGTAGCAGTAGTTGTTAATGTTGCACTAGTTCTACTTGTCTTTTGGTCAACTGTTAGTTTACTTGCGCCAACAACTAAACTTGCGCCAAATTGTTTAATGCTTCCAATAGTTGCTGTTTGTGTTGCTGTTGTAGATAATGCAACAGCAGATGTTCTATTTCTAACAGCACTAGATGTTAATACGGCTGTTACTGATAATGAAGCACTGTCACCGCGTGTTCTTGTATCAGCAATTAATGTTGAACCAATGGTTTCTAAGCTAACACTAAATTGTTTAACTCTAACTAAGTTAGCTGATAGGCCACTAGTAGATGTTAACGCCGCGGTGAATACACCAAACTGTTTAGTTGGAATAGAATTCAAGCTAGCACTAGTTGTTAGTACTGCACCAAATCCTCTTGTTCTAACATCTACTGTTAATTCACTGGCATCTACTGTTAAATTACTACTAAAGCGTTTAATTCTTCCTAAGTTTGCTGTTATTGCGGCAGTTGTATTAAGAGTTGAACTAGTATTAACAGCCTTGGTAACATTGGTATTTAGGCTTGCAGTTGTTGTTAAAGCCGCCGGAGTTTTAACAGTTTTATTGGCATTGGTTACTTGTGTGAATATTGCTGGAACAGTTGCACTACCATTTCTAATTGGTGTACTTGGATCATCATTAAAGTCAGTATCAAAATGCAATAAGATACTGGTGTAATCATTATTTCGCCATGGTGCGGTTGGAACTGTAATTGTAGTATCAGTAGTTACATTGATTAACTCATCAGTCAGCATTACTTCGTCAATGTAATAATCAACAGGACGAGCATATTGACTTTCAGCGACTGAGCTTGAACTACCAACAATTAATGGACCTGTATTGGTGCGCCAAGTTGTATTACTTGTACTTGTACCATAAGCAACCCTAGTACCATTAATATATCTTGCGTAATGGCTTCCATCATCTAAAAAGCGGTAATGATTCCAAGCACCATAATTAAAAGCACTACTATCGCTACGGAAACTTGTATCAAAGGTATTAGCAACGGCTTGGCCTGCTGTTGGAGTAATACTAATTAAACCAAATATTGTAAAGTCAGCAGGTTGGCTATCCACATAAAACCAAAAGTCTAAAGTCTTCCAAGTAGTCCAGCCTGGTTGGTAATCATACCTTAAGAATGGTTGTTGATTTGGAACTTGATAATCATAGATAGTCCAAGTAGCCGCATCTGTACTGGTATAGTTACCTACATGCCATTTTGAATTAGCGTAGATTGCTCGGGTAGTTGAACTTGCCCAAACACCGTTAGCACGGTATAGTATATTATTAGTTTCAATTAATGGAGTTGATCGTACAGTCCAAGTAGTTCTATTAGTACTGGTTAAGATAGTTGTAATAACACTATTATTACTATAAGCAACCCATAGACTGTTAGCATAGGTAATGCTTAATAAATCAACAGAGGTTCCGCTAGTCTGCAATGTCCATGTAGTAATATTTGAACTGGTATAAACCATACCAGCAAGACCACTGATAACCCAATTAGTACCATCTGTTGCAATGTCAGTAGGTTGTTTGCTTGTTCCACTGACTATAGTTGCATTAGTCCAAGTTGATCCGCTGTTAGTACTATAATGATAGTGAATTACATATCTGCTGTTACTGGTTTGTAAGGCTTCAGCAACTACGACCATATTTGCGCCGGCGACAGCTGATGACTTAACTACATATCCACTATAACCTGTTAATGTTGGGCCGCTAGATCTTAATGACCATGTTGATAAGTCAGAACTTCTGTAGACATCGCCTGTTTGTAATAAAATTACATAAAATCCATTAACATAGTTAATTTCATATATGGTTCCGCCAATCGATGAGTTAGACCAATTAGTCCAACTAGTACCATTAGCACTGTAACTAATATAAATTGAACTACCATCACTACCAATGACAAAATACATGCCATTGAGGTAAGTTAATTTATTAATAGATGCAAATGGCATTGTAATGCCACTACTAGTTTCTGTCCAATTAACACCATCTGTACTTTTATGCAGATAAATGTTAGTATCATTAAGGTTTTGGTTATCTAAGCGTAAGGCAAGATATCCAGCTGATCCATATACAGGCCCATGACTTAACCCATGCCCTGAACCACGAGCCTCAAACTTAAGACCATTGTTAAATTCGCCGTTATTGGAAATTAAAATTGTCATTATAGATCCTTATTCCGGCTGAGCCAAAGTAACCTTGGCATAGTTTGGATACAAATCTGCTTGCAATATTGCACCTGTTGGCGCAATGATCTGTCCTTGTACTTGAGCAGTAACACCTATACGGATGGCACGGATAGCTGTAGCTGTTAATGTTGCTGTTGTTGATAAACTAATTACTTCATTAGCTGTTACTCTAGCTGTTAAGGTTGATGAAAAAGCCGCAGTAACAGCGGCTTGATTGTTTCTAACACGGCTATTGCCGATAGAGATTGTGAAAGATGCATCTTCACTTGCACTAACATGGAATACTCTGCTGGCACTTGTTGCCACACTGAATACACTTGCAACAGCAATATTATTACTTCTTATTCGTCCTGCTGAGGCAGTTAAGGTTGCGCTGGAAGTTAATAAACTTTCATCATTGCGTATTGGACGAGCTGTAATATTAGTTGTAAATGCACTAGTAATGGCTACAGCCGCTTGCTTAATAACTCCGCAAGTTGCAGACATTGTAGTACTAGTTGAGATAGAAGTTTCAGCATCGGCCAGACGGACAAAATAACTTTCGTCTATGTAGCCTATCTCAAAATAACTAATATCTTGTGTCATTGGTTGTCCTTAATATTTCATAATCTTAACTGTATACTTGCCGTTGGTAGTATAGCCCATGTTTGCTTGGAATGAGTTAGCATTAGTTCTAAACATGAAAGTCTTTGAGGCCGCAATGGTAAAATGTGTTTGGAATTGCCAATAAGCATATTTGTTTACACCACTAAATGCCATTTGGTTACTGGTAATTAATGCGGTATCTACGCTATCAGTTACATTACGCAATCTAAAATCATAGCCGGCTGATCCATTTGAAAATGTCCAAGGAAGTTCTAAAAAGTATGTGCCAGCGGGTAATGTAAATGTATTTGTTGATACACTAACTCCGCTAATACCGCCAGCAGTTGCTAATGTCCATGATTCACTTGTGCCTGTTGTGCCAATAGTGATATATTCTTGTCCGCTATGGATAAGGATTATATTATTGCCACCACCACTTGCTGATGCCCACTGAACACCGGTGCCAGTTGATGTCAATACTTGTCCACTTGTACCATTACTACCACCAGCATTAATAGGGCCAGCGGAGATTTTTAAACCATCCGCACCAATTAATAATCCCCATTTATTAGTAAGTGTTGTATTAGTACCTGCTACTGGGCCAGCGGCAATATACATTGTTGCGGCATCAGTAACTGTAATTACATTAGTACTAGACATAACTGGTGCGGCAAAGGCATTAATATGACTTGCAGCCACGGTACCAGTTGTTGAACTTGTATCAGTAAAAGTTGCTTGTTGACTGCGAATATTAATACCAGTAGTAGTCCAAGCAGTTGAACTTACAGAACCAGTTGTTAATAGTAATTTAGGCTTATTTGTAGCACCAAGGCCAGCTATACCTGTAAAGTAGCCTAAGTCAGCAGTTGTTACACCTATTGAAGTATTATTAATTGTTGATGCCGCAGTTGGGTTAATTGTTAATGCACCTGCTGGGCTAATAGTCACGGTGCCCGTACCAGTTGGACTAATAGCAATATTAGCACTAGCTGGACTTAATGTAACTGTTGAACTTGCTGTAAGTGTAGTAAAAGCACCTGTTGCTGGAGTAGTAGCACCCACAGTTCCGTTTAATGCTCCAGCAAAGGCTGTTGAGGTTAAAATATTTGTTGAACCATTAAAACTTAATGCAGAACTATCAATATGGGGTAATTGATTACCTGTTGATGCCGCGCCAACTAACACTGGATAAAGTGTAGTATCACTAGTATTACCATCTGTTGTTGAGATGTTGATGTTGGTAGCACCAGTTGCTGTTGTAGCAGTTGATGCCGCACTAACTGTTAGAGTATTAGCCGCAGTATCAACCCAGTTAGTACCGTTGTAAACTAAAACATCATTTGTTGCGGCTGCTGTAATTACAACATCGGTTAATCCATCTAATGTTGTTGCTCCAACAGTTCCGTTACTTGCTGAAGTAATACGGCCTTGGGCATCTACCGTAATATTTGTTGCTGTATATGAACCTGCGGTAACTGCGGTATTGTCTAAATTGATTGTTATTGTATCTGTTGCTGATGCGACTGAACTTAATCCAACACCACCTGCGATTGTTAAGGTATTACCATCACCAACAGTTTGGCTTGTACCACTATCACCTGCGGCAGTAAATGATGTCATGCCGCTACTAGCTGCCGACCAAGACATAGCACTGGTACCGTTAGTTGTTAGTACATACCCGTTGGTACCTGTACCTGTTGGAAAGTCTAATGCTCCAAGAATAATTTTACCTGTTGCTGGCGCTAAAGCAATGTTTCCACTTCCATTAGGGCTAATATTAATATTACCATTGCTGACTGAAACAATGCTGTTGCCGTTAACATCCAAGGCTCCACCAAGTTGGGGTGTTGTATCATTAACAATATCACTACTACCACCTGAGCCATTTGCCGCGGCAGTAATACGGCCTTGTTGATCAACTGTAATGTTGGCCGCTGTATATGAACCCGGTGTTACCGCGGTATCATTTAAATCTATAATTAAGGCGTCAGCAATAACTTGGCTAGTTGTAGCAACGCCTCCTGAAATTTGGAATGACTCATTAAGGCTATTGGTAATTGAACCAGTATCCCCCGTGACTATAATCACAGCGTCATTAATGTTTGTAAAGTTGTTGTCTAACTCTGTACGAGTTAATGGACTACCCTTTGTTTGTCTTGTTACTATTACTGGCTTAGTCATCGTTTTTCCTTTGTTATAAACGGGATAGTAGGGACCGAAGTCCCTACCCTTGTTTGCCTATACTTCTATCTTATTGATATAATGGAATCCAATAAGCCGCCCCTGCGATTGTCACTTTACTCCACTTGGTAGGAGTATCTAATGTACCTTCAAAGTATCCAGTATCATAAACAGTTGGAGCATCTGTCGCTACAGTTGTAGTGAAGTTTGCACCAGTAGCACCAGTAGCACCAGTAGCACCTGTAGGTCCTTGTGATCCAGTTGCACCATTAGATCCATTAGATCCATTTTGGCCAGTAGCACCTGTAGCACCAGTAGCACCAGTTGGTCCCTGTGCGCCCGGAGCACCTTGCTCACCAGTAGCACCTGTACTTCCAGTTACACCTTGTGAACCCTGAGCACCTGTAGGTCCTTGAGCACCAGTTGCACCATTAGCTCCAGCATTACCTGTAGCGCCAGTAGGCCCAGTATCACCTTGAGCACCAGTTGCACCAGTAGGTCCTTGTGCGCCAGGAGCGCCTTGCTCTCCAGTAGCACCGGTTGAGCCTGTAGCACCAGTTGCTCCATTGCTTCCGTTTGTACCGTTAGTTCCGTTAGTACCTGTTGCACCTGTTGGTCCAGTACTTCCTGTTGCTCCAGTTGCACCTGTTGAACCAGTTGCGCCTTGAATACCACTAGCACCTGACAAGTCAATTACATAAGAATAGGTTGCGCCATTCCACAAGTATAATTTACCTGTTTCAGCATCTTGAACACTACCAGTATCAATTAAAGCAAATTGGCCAGCATTGATGCCTGTTGGTGCTGTGTCTGCTGTTAATGCGGCAACACTTGCGTAGGTCTTGGCAATAATAAAGCCCATACCTGTATCGCCCTGAGCACCTTGTGATCCAGTAGCACCAGTACTACCTGTAGGGCCTTGTGCTCCAGTTGCGCCAGTACTTCCAGTTGCTCCTGTAGGGCCTTGGGCACCCGGGGCACCTTGGTCGCCAGTTGCACCAGTTGAACCAGTTGCGCCTGTTGCTCCATTGCTTCCGTTATTACCAGTAGCACCTGTACTACCAGTAGGTCCTTGTGAACCTGTAGCACCAGTTGCGCCTGTATTACCAGTTAAGCCTTGATCGCCTGCTGGTCCCATTGGACCTTGTGCGCCTGTTGCACCAGTGCTTCCAGTACTTCCAGTTGCACCTGTTGATCCAGTTGGGCCTTGAGCTCCGGGAGCTCCTTGTTCGCCTGTTGCACCAGTAGCGCCAGTAGCGCCAGTAGCACTATAAGGAGCATTGATTGTAATTGTTTTTGCTGTGTTGTCACCTGAGATTGTGACATTAGAGCCTGCTACAAAATTAACGGCACCGTTAAGATCGCTTGTTACAGTTGTGCCGCCATTAGCTTGGAAGCCAACGGTTGCGTCTTTTAAGTTTGTAAAATTATTATCGCCTTCCGTACTTGTTAAGGGTGTTCCCTTGCCAGCACGGGTGACTATTAATGGTTTTGTCATGTTTCGCTCCTAGTTAGGTTATGACGATTAATCTAAGCTAACTGTTAAGTTGCCTGATGTAATTTGAAAAGTATCGCCTGAATCGATTGTCTTACTAGTTGTAACAGCACCATAAAATAATTGGTTGCCTGCACCAGCAGTTGCACTATCACAAACAGCGATATGCGTAATAGTACCCCAACTTGAAGTTGCGGCATCAAAAGTGACTGTTGAATTACTTGCGGCACTTCCACTTGAAGCGGCTGCAAATGTTACTGATTTACGAGAATAAGCAGTACCTGAAGTTCCTACTTCAGCAGTAAAGCTACTTGCTTCACCTGGATCTGCTGTGAACAATGCTACATAAACAGTTGTTGGTTTGGTAAACGATGTTGTACCTAATGCGTGATCTAGAAGTTTAGCTTCTAGGTAATTACTGGCTGCGCCCATATTAATTCTCCTTAAGGGTTATATTTGGTTAATAACTTGCGTTATGCGATTCGCACTAGTATTTAGTGCAAACTTAAAAAATCATTGAAAAAAGGGGAAAAAAGTTACCACTTGCCTAATGGACATTTCATGAGGGGCACCAAAACTTTTATCTTCATGTTACATCCGCATTGCTGGCAAGTTAATGTATCTTTAATTAGACTAGGACAAGTACTACATACCCCAAGGCGTTCTAAGCTCTTAGGGTATTGTATGTAATCGGCTAGTTTTTGAATAGCTATATTAATTTCCATTAGCTAATTAATTTAATTACAATTATACCATGTGCTGGATATGACTTAGGATTAGAATTATCAACTGCACCACATGCACCATGTCCTGCATCACGAGGATATGACCAAGTTGAAGCCTCATCTAAGTTCCAACTACCACCAGCACCAAGTTTACTAGCACCTAATGCACCTAGTATAGTACTATCAATACCGTAGGCTTCAATATTGCCACCAAAGGCTGCGGTTGTAGCATTAGTTGGATACCCTGTAGTTGATGCCCCCATAGCCCAACCATTCTGTCCAGCACCACCACCCGAACCACCAGTACTAGCATTACCATTTATAATCTGTGATCCGGATCCAGCGGTATGGGTTGTTGGAGCTCCACTGGTTCCATTTGATCCAGCATAAGCTGTCAAGCTAAACATAGTTGTATCTGTAGTATTTCCAACAGTATAACCATATCCCGTATTAGTTATAGTAATACCGCTTTGTTCTAGTACGCCACCACCGCCACCACCAACATAGTTACGAGTACTATTATTATAAGTTGCATTACCTCCAGCCCCAACTAGCAATACTGTTGCATTAGGAAAATAACGCAATTGTTCAAAAGTTGGAGTCCAAGTACCTGTACCAGCGGAGTAAAAAGTAACTAAGTCAGCCGTTGTCCGTGTTGTACCTGAATAAGCTAAACTATAAGTTGAACTGCCAATAACTGTTGCGCCTTGTTTAAGTGTAACTGTATATGTTCCGCTAGTTGCAAAGTTCTTAGTAGGATAAAATTTAATAGAGTTAGAATTAACTGAAGTAGCAATAGCATTTCGTGTACCTGTTAAAGTTAAGGTGCTAACTGCGGCGGCTGTACCTAATCCAAATAGTCCATTAGCACTGGTTAGCTCATATGTATATGTGTTTGAACTGTTTAAGATCTTTGGATAATAATTTGGCAATGTTGAACCAAAGCTGTACACAGTATTACCTGCGTAAGTAATTGTTTCAATACCATTAAATCCATGCTCGGTGTTGAATGTTAGCACAGTTGTCTTTGTATTAACTCCAGGGATAAACAAGTTAGTAGCACTATTATAATACGCACCTTCATCAATAGTAAAGAAGTATTCATTTTCATAATCTATGTATGGAACGCAGTTAATAGTAATACCATTGCCTGTTAGATCAGCATCTAATCCGTCATAGAATGTATGTATAAGTGTATTTGATGATCCTACTAACCAAAGTTTAATACCTTTGGTACGGTTGGTACGATTATCAGTACTGGCAATAGGCGTTGTAGTATTAGGGAATGTAATGACAGCATAGTTATTAACATAAATGCGCCAATCTTGTAATGCAGTAGCAATACCACCAGTAGCAGTTGTAAAGTTAAGTGCAGTTGTTGAACTAATACCAGCATACGGTAATCCACTACTTGAAGTAAACGCTGTAGAACCAATCTTAATATAATATGCTGTGTCACTATCTAATATGAAAGTAGTATTGATAGTAACAACACTGCTAGAAATGGTAACACGGCTATCAGTTACATTGATTCGATAGTATAACTCATCATCGGCACTGGTATAGATATCAATATTGCCAGCTCCTTTTTTCATATTCTTATCAAAGGTTAAGGTCAGTGCAGTTGGATTGACATTGCTAGCATTATCAGTTGGACTTGAACTGACTAATACTGGCGCAGTTCCGGTTGAAAAAGTAATAATGCCGGATCCCACGGCCGGACAGTCAAATCCATCATAGTCACGGAATGCATCAGCATCAACAGTAAAGTAATAACTAGTGCTGGCTAGTTGAAGTGCACCAACAAGGTTAAAGCTAACACTATAACCGCTACCTTCAAGGTAAACATCTGTTTCCGCTACATTAAGTGTTTGAATAAGCACAGCGCCCGTAGTTTTATAAAACTTTATTGAGCCAGTATTCTTAATAACTTTTCTATCAAAGTTTAAGGTAACCTTAGTGTAATTTTCGATATTACTAGTACCACTAGTAGGAGTAGTATCAACTAATACAGGACCAGTTGCATTGGTAGTAAATGATAATAAATCCGGAATTGCTGGACAAGGCTGTTGATCGCCACCGTCCTCATGCACAAAGTCAGCTTGAACTTCAAACCGATAACTGGTGTTCTTTTGCCAAGCGATGCCAAGCGCCGAAGCATCTATTTCTACTTTTGTTCGAATGCCCATTAAGCAACTCCTTGCGTGTATGTTACTGCTGGACTATTGCTAGCTACTGTAGCTACAGTTGTCCCTGCACCATTTTTAATTAATACATTACCTGCACCGCCTACAACAGGACGATCAAATGTCATTGCAACGGGGCTTTGTTGTATACTACCTCCGGATGGTAAACTTGCTACTGATGCCCCCGGCCCTGCATCAACGGTAAATGCAATAGTACTAGTATTAGTTACTGCCGGATTTAAATTACCACAAGCATCTTTAACAACACCTGACTCAATAGTGACATAAACACTTGCACCTACAGCAAAGTCTACGGTAGGATCAATATACAAGTAATTACCGCTTACCCATAATAGTTCACTAACCTTCTGAGCAGTAAATGTATCATTAGCATCAATAGTTTGTACTAAACTACTGTTTGCATATATTTTAACTTTACCAGTAGTTCCTAAAGTTAATGTATTACCAAAGTTAACACGGATATCAGTTTGTCTCGAAGCTTTGGTTAATTCACTTCCACTAAATTTGCTACGGACACCAAAGCTGACAAATGATAATCCTGAACATCCTGCAGGCAATGTTTCAAGCGTGCCAGTTAGATCATAAGCATTAGGATTATCCCATGGAGTATTAAAGTTCCATACCCTAGGATCACTAATAGTAGGGCTTAAACAACCTTGTGCATTTTTAACAACACCACCATCCATTAGAATATAATAGTCAGTACCTTTGGTTCTATCAGCAAATGGAATTTTCATTAAATTCTTATCAATCTGTAAAGTACTAGCGGCTTTAGTATCAACTAATGTACCATCACTCTTATAAAGATAAATGTTACCTGATCCTTTAATCAAATTAGCATAAACGCCACCACCGTACTTGACACCATAATAACCTGTAATAGGCGCATGGTCAGCTGAGTAATATCCACCATTAGCTGTGTAAGCATCTTCGGGATATGATTCTGCATTTGAACTTTTATCTGGAGGATATAAGTAACCTTGTGTTAAGAAGCAAGTAGTTGCAGTATCACCACCAGTGCCGCCAGTACCTCCACCACCGTCAGTAGTTCCGTTAATTGTTACTGTGATATTATTACCTGAACCTGTGACAGTTACTCCATCACCAACAAAGTTAAGGCTAGCAGTCTGAGTTGTTAAGGTATTGCCTTCGTCTTTAGTAATAATATTACTGGCAACTACAAGACTTCCACCTTGAGCACTACCTACTAGATCAACGCCAGTCTTTTCATTAAACAGGTCAAAGATTTTATCAAACAATCCGCCTGCACCAGTGTTACCACCAAACAAACTATCTAAGTTATTCAATAATGTTAACAAGCCAAGGCCCATTAACTGTCCACCAATGCTTACTGGTTCGTCGCTGACTGTATCAGCAACAACAATTGGTACATAAGCAATTAATCCACTTGGATCACTATATGGCCCTACGGTAACACTATTTGTGCCACGGATCTTAACATAGAAATCACTTTGTTGTAATCCTGTATAGGTATAAGTGTATGTTGCATCTTCTGTTAAGGTTGCGCCGGATGGATTAGAGTACTGTCCAATCTTAATATAATTCCTGCTGGCTTCACTAACACCTGTATCAAATGTAATCCAATATTCAAGTGTGTCAACAACACCGCTTGGAACAACACCGCTAATAACAATTCTGGGTACATTGGCTTGTTCTGTTTTAGTTACTGTTGGAGTATTAGGCTTGCCAATGCTGCCAATGCCAAGTATGCCACCATCTGTTTCTACATCAAATTCTGTAATATTGTAAGTGTAAACAGCCGCATCGTATTCTAACGCAGTAATGTCCATACTAAGTATGCCGTCATCATCAAATGACTCAGCAATAGTAATAATACGAAATACCTTGCTGGTAAATCCGTAAACACTAGTAGTAACATCAATTAAATCACCAGCTTTTAATGCTAGGTAACTAAAGTCACTCTTAAATTTAATAATCTTATCAACACGGCCTTGCTTTAATTGTACCAATCCTATCTTTGCCGCAATCACTTGGCTATTGGTAAATGGTAAACTGATCTCAATAGTCTTTCCAGGCTCATTAGCATATTGATCTACTTCTGGAATTTCAATTTTGATAAAGTCAGTCTTATCTAGTATATCTGTATTTTGATATTTGACATCAGCGGCACTATTCAATTGCGTTAGGCTTGTTCCACTAATTGAAATATCACCGATGATATTGCTGTCCGTGAATGATGCAATACTAGAACCTGCGCGGTTAATAACAACAGTCCATTTACCAGCTACAGTATCATAACTGATCCATGCGTTGGCTGCATCAGCCAACTTCTTCATATTATCTAATACAGGCTGTGTTGTATCTATTAAACCATTAATTGTAATTGCGCTTGTTACTGATTGGCTACTTAAATTAGTATAAGTGAATCCAGTATCAGCATAAGTGTTTAGGGTAATAAAACTTGAATCAAGATCGTAAACACTAATACCTGCACCATAACGATCATTAAGCATATAATCAACAAGTACATCACCAGGCTTTTTCATATTTGTATCCATATGAAAAATACAATCTGGCAAGCCTGTTACATTTTTATCTTTGTTGTAAGTTACTTCAACAATGGCATAACATAAGTCAGTCATTGGGTGTGTGCCACTTGTCCAGCCTGGCATTACTGTATGTGCGGCTGGAGTTGTTCCACTATACCCTTGAGGTTGCAACGGAGCATCAATGTAGCAATAAATTTTAATTAAATCACGATAACTAATATCTTGATTGCCGCTTGGATCTAGTGTGTAGTCAACAGTAAATCCATCTGCCTTAAACACCACGCGATTATTGTTAAGGTAAACGCCTACAAAAGCATAACCAGTAACATACGGGGGAGTATTTTGACTGAGTCTATCGCCAGTAAGTTCTGCTAGCGTCAAGCAGTAAGTCATCTTCTTGTAGTCAGCACTTAGTTGGGCATCAGTGATGTTACCACCAAAGTACGCTTCACCATACAGCACAGGTATTTGATTATCTGTACTTGGATCTAATTGTAAACGCACACCTTTATCTGGTTCAGGAGTTGTACCTGTTGAACCAGGATCAGTGTTACCACCTAGTAACCTTGAAGCATAAACTAATAAGGCTGTTCTTGCTAGGCTTCCAGCAATACCACTGCCGCTTACCCAACTCCATACTGATGAAAAGAATCCCATTATGGTGCTCCAAAGTTAAAGTTACTATTAGCTAATGCGCGAACTCGATCCATGCTGGCTTCACCGGGGAAGTCTGCAGGGTTTGTTCTGCGACCGCTTGTTTTGTTAGCCAATACTTCTACTAAACTTGCACAAGTTAATGTAATAGTTGAGATAGCAATACCACTACCATTATCAACGCTGTCACTGATTGAATAATTGGTAACAATGCCGGTGAATACTGTAGTTGTATTATTAAGGGCGCCACCTGGTATAAAATCAATACCTTGATGTGTAGTTGGATCAAAGTAACTACGGTAAACAGTAATATCACTGCCTTTAATTTCTTCGTTTAAAATATCAGTAATGCTGCCAGTTGGAATGCCACTAAGGCTAACAGTAATTTCACCCGGTGAGCTAGTTAGTTCGCTAACTGTACTAGTTACACCTAGCAATGAACCAATGTTGGTATAAGTGTTAGTACCATCGCTGAGTAATGTTGTATAGTCGCTAATATAGGCAGTATCAAAGTTGGGAACTTCCCATTTGACTAAAGTAGCAATCTCAATGCTTTTATAAGATCTTAAATCAATCATACTCTGTTCTCATAGAATACAAATGGACCACTCCATGCAATTTGATCTCTTTCAGTTAATGTCCATTTAGGAAACTCTGTACAAATTACAGTCCACACGCAATTACTGCCAACACGCAATGCTACACCGGTAGCAGTTGTTTCTTCTACGGCACGGTTAAGTGTTACAGAGTTACTATTATAAGCAACATCAGCCGCAACGCGGTAAACTTTGCCTGTTGAACCTAATTGTATGTAATCACCTGCCTTGAACTTATAGCCTGAACTAGTTGTTGGACTTGTTGTCAAAGTAATTGTAGTACTACCACCAGTAATGCTGGCAACAAATCCTGTTGAGTTAGCCGAATCACCTTGGTACTTGTATAACCAAGCATGACCACTGGCGTTGATACTGATTGTACCAGTACCAACACGACCCAATACTTCTGCTTTGCTAATCAAACCACGGTAGTTAGTCCAACTTAGCCCATCAGGAAGTTTAACTGTAAACCTCCAAATACCGCCTCCTCGGCTAGTAGCACGGACAGTATTGTTGCGACTAATTGATTGGCCAACTATTTGTTGCGTATCAATTGATAATTGTTCTGAGTTATCTATAATCCATTGAAATGACATTATCTTGCTCCTGGTAGGCGTCTACGCCCTTGTTCTGCGACAGCATGTAAAAATGTTGGATCAGCCGCAAGCATTTGTTTAAAACTGTTTGCATCAACAGCATTGATATTATAAGTTACAGCTTGGCCACCTAGTGCTCCATTAGGAATAACTGTTCCTGAAGAGTTTGGTACAAATAATTCTGGGCCACGCTCGCCTACAATATATGGTTTGTTAGCACTGGCAGGGCCGCCGTCAGCTAAGAAGCCAAAGAGTCCACCGAGGCCAAGTAATCCTGAACCCGACTTACCAGCTCTGCCACTGCCGCCTGTTAGTATGTTCATGGCTAATTGTTTAGTTTCAATGCGGATCATTTCTTTAATGATATCATCAGCAAACTGTTTCCAACCAAACTTGCCTGTTGTAAAGAAACGGAATAATGAATCTTCAAGGCTTTGTGAAAGGGCACTAAAGATTTTAGTAGCTTTATCTGCGGCATTGGTTGCGGCATCTACATATTCATTGAATGATTTACTCCAGCCAGCACTAAAAGTTCGAGAAGCCGCTAATGATCGTTGTTCAAAATCAATAACTGCTTGGGTACTTCCTTTTATTGCAAGCCGTTGACTTGATAGCCCTTCAAAGACCTTTTGGCGTGCTTCTTTGCTTATATTCAATCCTTGAGACTCAGCCAAGAATGCTTCTTGGAAAGCCATTTGCAAATCATCTACTTTACCAATTTGGTCGCTAACTTTAATAGTTGCCCGTTCTAGTACTTGGCTAATATTAAGTTGGTCGGTGGCGCCCATGGTGTTAATTTTTTCAGCAATGGCACTACGCTCTTTTAATACAGCATTGATTTGATTTTCTAAAGTGATAGTACTATTACTTCTAGCTTGTCCTGCAATTTTATATTTTAACTCATTCTTTAACAAATCATCCTGTGCTGTATTAGTGATTTCAAATGTTTTCTTTAAGTCATCATAACTACTTTTCTTTTGTTCAACTGCGGTTATCCCACCTTCAATGGCTATTTTTTCAGCGGCAGCTCGTGCTAGTATTCCATTCTTTTCTTCATTATATAGGCCAGCATTTCTCTTGCGTGAGTCGCCATCCATTGCATTATACTTTTCTTTAAGTTTGTTTAATGCATCTTGGGCCTCTTGCTCAATTCGTGCTCGCTCTTCTACAATTTTCTTTTGTTCTTGGCTTAGTCCAATAGTTTGATATTCTAAATTAAATTTGGCTGCGGCTTTGGTAAGGTTATCGTCTAATGCTTTACCAATTTCACGAAGTGATGTTTGTTCTTTCTTTAAAGCCTCATTTAAACCTTCTTGGTTACGAGTGCCTTGCTGTGTTTTTGCATTATTTTTATCTTGTTGGTCGCCGGAGTCCTTCATGATGCCAAAATAACTAGCAATACTTGGACCTATGGCAAGTAATGCTGTAGCAATAGCAACAAATGGATTACGGGCGGCAACAACTGTTAAGGTTTTAACAAGATTAATTAAACTAGCAAAGCCAGCTAGTACTGCTGGGGCCGCAACTAAAGCAACGCCAATGCCTAGTAATCTAAATCCAACAACAGCCGCATCAATACTAAATGGTAACTTAGATAGTAACCAAAAGATTGGTTGGAATGCTTCGGCAAATGCTAGTTTTATCTTGCCAAGAATACCAACAATATTATCCCAAGCGGCGCCAGCAGTTTCAATAGCACCAGCATAGGGTCTCATATCTTCAACAGCTTGCTTTTGTGCGGCCGCAAACTTTTCAATATCAACACCAACTAAACTCTTACCAAAAATATCCATTGCTAATGCATTACGCTCAATTGGATCTTTAATGGCCGCTAGGTTTGCCAGTAGTTTATCTTTTAATTCTGTATTACTAAGCCTGCCAAGTTCGCCAATGCTAACACCTAGCCTATTGAATGTGTTTAATGACTTAAGATTGCCACCGTTGGCTTCTTCAATCTTATTGCTCATGGTCTGGAACATCTTGCCGACATTCTCAGCCTTGCCACCGTTGGCAACCAAGGCTTTACTTAGGCCAAGGACTTGTTCAATAGCAACAGAGTTAGCTGAAGCAATATCGCTAATATCATCAGCGTATGCGGCAACAGCAACACCTGTAGCAACTAATGCCGCTCCAAGGGTTTTGGCATGGTCTGCCATCTTACCAAACTTATCTTTAAATTCGTTTGAAAGTGTATCAAGCCTTTTAGAAAGTCTATCTAATTCTCTAATCGCAGGATTTGCATCAGCACTTAATATAATGGTATCGGCCATATTATTTCTTTCCAGTTAATTGTTGACCAGTAATCTGGCGTACTCTATCACGGATGTATTTTTTAGTTGGCTCAGTCATACCTTTACCACCATATTGTTTACTCCATCCAGTATCAAGGCGCTGTGCATATGGATAATCAGCCCGTATGTCGGAACCCCTTAGAGTTGTATTACGGCGAGCATTTCCAGTATCAACAGGTGTAATAGAAACCCAGTAATTATACGAGTCAACCGGCAGTTTTGCCAATTGGTTCCTAACACCTTTTAATTTATCTAAGGTTGTTTTTGCTGAAAATTGTACTTTAAATTCAATACTCATACTTCGCCCCTTGCTTGTTTAATCATAGCCAACATTTCGGATTGGCTAGGAAGTTTTTCCTTTGGTACTGTACCATCAGCTTTAGCCTGTTGGTAATTAATCCATTTGGTACTAACATCAAGCACATATAAGTCAAATGTTGTACCTCTAACTAACACTTCGCTTGGCAAACACTTATACTTCTCGGCAAGGTTGTTTAGTGTTAGTATCATCATTACATCCTGGTCTTCCCAGTCAGGATCCTCGCCAATTACTTTCCCAATAAATCTACAATTTTACCAATAACCTTAAGTAATACTCCACTTGGCAACATGTTATCGCCTTGTATAACTTCCTTACCATTTTCATCAAGGATAAGTGTTTTAACAATGTCAATCATTTTACTAGCATCATTTTGGCTTGAGCTAGCTAGTTTCATAAATGTATCTAATGGTTGGCGATCCCATGTCCAGAATTCAATAGCCTCACCGAATTCTTTGATGATTTCTTTGTCGTCAATAACCATTTTAATTAGTTGGGGTTTTGCTGATAGTTGTGATAATTTCATCTGTTAATCTCCTTGTCTGTTAATCAGTTTGTTAGTAACTGCTAAAGCGAAACTTAGTCGCCCGGTTACTTTTTCTAAATCTTGTTTAGCGCACCTTAATTCATTGCTAGTTTTAGCTAGTTCTGCTATTAGGCTACGCAGTAATTCATCATCGGTCTTTTGATCTAAAATATCCATAAATCTGTCTCCACTCATATTTACCTGCTGAAAAGAAAATAGGGTCAATAAAGACCCTATTCGCTTATCTAACTTAGATTAAGACTCTGTTGCGGCTACTGCGTACTCACCACTTACTGTAATAGTAATAGGTGTTACCCATACAGGGCTGTCAGCAGATACAGTTGGTGCTAGACCAGTTATGTATCCAACGCCAGACAAGTAACGGTCTGAGCTTGAGTTTTCAACCATCTTCAAACTAAATTTGATTTTAGTTTTGTTACGGCTTAGACCCATAAGTCCTTGTAATGCCACTGTGTCAGTTTGACCTGCGTTCAGTGTTGTGCCGAAGAAGGTAGCATCATCAACAACCAAGCTCATTCCTAAGCTGTTTGTTGAAGTTGTTGCCACTTGTTGCTTGGCTGTTGTGTCAAGTTGACTCCATGTGAATACATCATTGGCAGCGTTAACAGTAATGTTCTGTAGTCCAGGTACTGTTAAGGCTGTAGTCCAACCGGATGTTCCACTTAATTCGACCTTAAGTACAACTTGACTTGCTGTACCCGGTGCTGGTGAAATATATGCCATATTAGGCTCCTTATGTTGTTAGTTTGGTAAATCTGAATTCAAATTCAGTAATCATTAGATCGTTTTCAAAACTAGTTGAGTTGTTAACTTCTCTACGGAAATAATTCTCCGTAGTCGTAACACCTTTAGCTAGCCTTATGTCAGATACTGTTGTACTATAATCTGATGGAAGCTGTTTTGCGTCTGTTGAAAAATAAAGTCTGACTGAATGTAGTTCAGAGTCAATGTTGTAGTCGCCAAGTAATTGTATGAATGGTTCATTAGTCACTTGTTCTAAGTCTACATACACACGCTTGAGATTTTTCAAATACATTGCTGTACCTGAATTACTAAACGGTAACTCATCGCTGATGTTAAAGTTTTTCAACTTTAACCCTTTTAGATAGTCTAGAATCTCTTCTCTCATCTTACTCTTCTTAAATTAGAATAGCCGGGACTCTTTTCTCCGCTAGCGATTGTGCCGCTATCATCGAAATCGTACCAGTCACCTGCTGATATAAGTTCATCAAATAAGCCTGTGCTTTTTTGAGCATAGTAACCCATCTTTTGACGCTCTGCATTGTCCTCAGTGCCGAAGTCAGCAATCTTTGGCAGGATAAATTCACTAAGTGCTGTGTAAACACAAAGGTCAGTAAAGTCATTCTGTCTTGCTTTGATTCGTTCTGGATCTAATGCTGGAATATCTGCGGAGGTGTTAAGGGTAGTATTAGTAGTATCACGCTTGGCGTAATAACTAAACCACCAGCTAGTAGAACGCATCTTTGTAAGGATGCGTTCTGTAGCTCTTTCAAGTAAAGGTTCTACTACATCTTCAGACAGGCTTTCATTAGTATCAAAAAGTCGTGAATCACGATCCACTACATCTTGGTACTCAGCAAAACTGATTACAGTTGTTCCGTTGTTAATGAAAGCCATCTCTATTCTCCGATTAACTCAATGAGCTATCAAACTTCAAATAACGACCTAATGCATCTTGAAGTTCACCAACACCATAATGGCAACTTGCTACGATTTCTGTAGACAAGTAATCAATACGACGAGCTGTTTCAATTTGAACATCACCAATTAAAGCAAGTCCTAAAGCATCACGATGGAACACAGCGCCTGGGAAGTCACCAGCGTTAGTTACATAGTCAATGTTAGCTGTTTCATAAATTGGAATACCAGCTAATTGCATTACATAACCTTGACGCATTGCTTCGTTACCAACTTCACTGTAAGCACCCATTGAGAACGCGGCAGTTGAACCACCTAATGTCAATGCGGCTTTTAAGTCATAAGCAACTTCTGGGTGTAATACACAAACCATACCGTCCATGCCAACACCAGCACCACGCAATTTAGCTACGCTATTAAAGATTGAAGCCGCAGTTGCCGCACCAGTATAGTCACCTACACCAGCTGAGAAACCAGCGAACAAAGCTGTTAAGTCTTTGTCAATCTTACGAGCAATACCTTCACCGAATAAACGGCCTAGGTCAGCAACTACATTGCTAGAAGAACTAGCAACTGACAAGTCAGAAACCATAGTACGGATTGCGTTAGTAGCAACAGTTAATGTTGCGCCTGAAGTTGAAACATCAGTGTTAGAAACAATGTCACCTTCAGTGATAGCGGCTGCTGACACTTGAGGATAGATTGGAACTGTTACTGTCTTACCTTGGCCTGCGCCAAGTGTATAATTCTTTACGAGACCGCGCATAATAGAACGCTCGTTTGCTACGAACATTGCTTCAGCTACAATAGCTGGCAATAGGTCGTTTAAAGTTGTTGTTGTTGAACCGGCCATAATAATTCTCCTTTAGTAATTAGGCTATACCGTTAGCTTTGCGGTGTTCCGCATATAGCTTCCGATGTTCTGGTTTAGTCATATCTAATTTAGATATATCTAATTTTCCGCTAGTCCCTCCAGAGATACTTGACTTCGTATTAGTAGTGCTTGGGCTTGCTAGTTTGAAGTGCGGATTCGAATCCAAGAATTCTCGCACTAAATCGTCAACACCAATAGGTTCACCCTTATCGTTGTATCGGACACTACCTTTACCGTCTACTACTTCTACATCACCATCCATATTCATTCTTACTTGGTTACTTAATAATGCTTTTACCTGTTCCGCATTCACAGCGTTATGCTTGGCCGCGGCACTAAGGATAGGCACATTAACTTTGTATTCTTGAATAATGCTATCTCTTTTTTGGATTTCGGAATCCTTTTTAGCCGCTAATTCTTGTAGTGTTCTTTCGAACTCGCCACGCTTGATTGCTTGTTCCTGTTGTTTCTTCTCATGTTCAGTTTTAATTGAACGAAGTTCTTCAGGATCACCCAAGTCTGCATATGGTTTCAGAAGTTTCTTTTCTAATGAGCCACGCATACGGGCCATCATATTGTCTACTTCATCTTGACTATAAGTTTTAGTTGCTTGTGCCTGATTTCCTAAATCTAATTCAGCCGCATCAGTTGCGTTTTCATTGCCTATGTTTGTATCGCTCATAGTAAGCTCGCCTCCCTTTAGAGTATTGTTGAGTATTTATATAGTTCGTAGTAAAACAGCTTAGAAAAGGCTGTTATCCAGGGGTTGGGTCTGTATTTTCTTCCTGGATAACAGTATCTTCCTCAACAGGGGGGGAATATATTTCAACCTTCTTTAATGTTGACTGACTGTTAATTATTAACTGTTCTGCTAGTGTTAATGCCACGATTCGCTCCCGTGTTAGTACTTTTTAGGAGGCTTCTTACCGCCGCCTTTTTTCTTTCCGTATGCCATTAGTACATCTCCTTATGAATCCAACCTTGGTTTGCCAATACAACATGCTCTTCAACAGTAGTAACAGCACGGACTTCTCCCGTCACAGGGTCAGTCATATCGTGCGGTGTAAACTGATCGTATTCTTCTGGCACAGTATTTGGTGCTATGATACGAGGGTCGCCTAGTGCTCTAAGCTCATCCTCATCTAAGTCTAACCAATCTAATATTTTCATATCAATTGCGGCTTTAACCCTAGAATCTGCTGGATTAGTATTGGCAGCAATTTGTAGTTGTTCAATCTCTTTGCTGGTATCACGCATATTGAAACTGCCGGGATAATCAATACTACCTTCCCATACATAACCCATGTACTCGCACCATAGTTTCCACATCTGCTCTTCAGCAAGTTCCAGATTGTCTGCTTTTTCGCTTAGTCTAGCATTGAGCAATTGGAATTCTGTTTCCATAGCAACACCAGACATTGAACGGCTTTCAGTAGCACGAACAGCGCCTGTATTGGCCATTTTATCAATTGAACTTATAGTTGCGGCAATTGATTCGTATATGCTAGTGACTGAAGCACCACTAAACTCTAACAAGTATGGCTTAAGGCCCGGATCCATGTTTTCAGGCATGTGTATTAAACTGCCAGCACCAATTCCTGCTTGTGTCTCAGGAGTCTTAACTAGACTTGGATGGCTGTCTAAACGGATTGACTGCGCTACTTCACTTGTAGCGTTGTAGATAAAACGCTGGGCATCAGCAATGTCAGCAATGTCACTAACACCAATGCCGCGTACTGTTGAACGGCCATTGTAGCAAACAATAGCAGGTATTTTGCCTAAACCGTTTACTTCATAAATGTCTTCTATGATTAGTGTATTCTTGAGGTCCACAATAGTTGTGCGGATCATTTCTTTAGTCCATTCTTTAACAGTACGGATGTCACCGTTTACATCTTCTAAGTACTTGAAATAAGTTAATTCAAAGCGTCCACTTGGTTGTCTTGACCAGTTCCAGTCTAGTACTACCATGGGAGTTAACAATGATGCATATGGACGCACACCCATAGCTTGTTCATCTGCCATAGTAACAGCACCAACATTAGGCTTGGCTAGCACAATCCAGCAATGGCCAAACACTGAGCTCCATGTAGCAACATCCTTCATGAATGCATCTAAACTACGGCCATCCATATCAGCATCATTTAAGAAGTCTTGTAGTTCAGGCAATGGATCAATGCTACAGTATTCACGGTCAGGTTCTTCACGGAAAAGGAAACTGTTATAAACACTAATAACGCTTTGGCAGTGATTGTCTAATGGGGTTTCTTTCAAGCGGGCTTGGTATTCCCCATCTGTTTCTAATTGGTAGCGTGTCAAATGCCCTGCTCTGCGGTACTCTTCACCACCTAAGTAGCTTTCTAACAAGTACTTCCATTGCGGCAAGTATGTTTCTTGTAGCCTGTTGGCACTCATGACTGCGGCTATTTCTGTGCTTAGTGTTTGACTAACATCCATAATATTTTCCTTGTTAAGCTAGGGCATGGCCCCAGCGTTTTGGTATTCTTGTAGCAGGATCAATGTCCCTGCGTACTGGGAACATATAATCTACCATATAGCCCAGTGCATCCATCATGTGATCATAGCCTGAATCTTTATCAGGCTGTGAACTATTTTCTTTATATGTATGGCGCTCTAATCCTTCGATTGTGTATTTACACTTAGGATGTATAAACAAGCGCCTAATACCGGTTGCATCGCTTAGCCTTGAATTAACAGCATTAATACGATCTCTGACAGGTGTATGTGCTCTAGGACTCTTAACTATGAATCCTGCGTTTTGTAGTATGGTGTGGTCAGTAGCGCCGCCAGCCGAGGTTTTTCTTGCTGATCCTGCTGGGTCTGGGTAGATCCAGATTTTACTACTGGGGTACCTGCTTTTAATTTCTTCCACAATCTCTTGGGTGTTAGAAGAAAACATACGGATTTCATCGATGACATACAATACATCTCCTTGGCGTACAGCAACACAGGCACTACAAGGATCTATGTTAAAGTCCATGCCTATGTATATTACTGATAAGTCTATAGAGTCAGGAGCAATACAATTTAACTTGCGATCAAACGCATAATAAATTCTACCTGAATATGTTTCAAATGTTGCCATAAACTCTTGACGGAATGTACGCTCATCAAGGTCCTGCTTGGCCGCTAGTATTTCTTCTGGTTTAACTTGCCCACCATCAATAGTTGTATATTGGAAGCTGGCCCATACTGTAGGTTGGTCTAAAGGCATTGTGTAAAGATCATGCGCCCAGTTACCAATGCCTTTTGGTGTGCCTATGAACAAAGCCTTGCCCTGCTTGTCTGCTAGTGTAGGACGCAGTACTTCAGTCCATGCTGTTTCTTCTACATCGGCAAACTCATCCATTACCATAAAGTCCAAGCCCACACCACGCAATGAATCAGCATTGTCCGCGCCCTTAAGGCTAATCTGACTACCGTTCTTTAATATGATAGTCAGTTCGCTTTCATTAACCTTTTTGGTCCAATTAAGGTCTTGTAGTTTGTTCTTTAGTTTACGCCAAACAATCTGTTTAGCCTGGCGGTATGTTGGGGCCACATACCATACTTCTTGATCAGGTACCCGTGCATGAAAACACAATTCTCTAATGCTTAGATGCGTTTTACCAAAACGGCGGCCTGCTACTACTACACGAAAGCGATGCTGGTCTTTAGCTATGGTATCTTGTGCTAGGCTTAGAGGCATTATTTTAAAATTGTCGACCAATCAATGTGATTGCCTAGGTATCCTATGATAGGGCCTAGTATAACAGCGGCAGTTGCTACACGGGCAAGTACGCTATTACGAAATGTTTTTAAATCATCTATATCATCGCTTAGTTTAGCGTGTTGACTGCATGACGCATCATACATCTTCTTGAGTTCTTGTTTAAGTTCAACATCGTTTGTACGGACTGTTTCCTTAAGCTCGTCTACCTTTGTTTCTAGTACTGCTACTCTTTCATTAGTTGAGGCCATTATTCATCATTCCACGGTAAAGGCTTTTTATCATCAGATTCTTGGCCATTGTCGCTCATGCCTAAGATGTTTTTAGCTAGGAAGATTTGTACTGCCGCGGAGTTGTTTTTACAAGCATTGTTCAGCATGGCACGCCTTAAAGTTATCTTTAATTCTTCACGGCCTTTTATAAGCCGTTCCGAGAAATTGTTGCGTAGTGTGTCATATTGAATGCCAAAGTAGTTGGCTATTTCAATATCTTTGCAACCCAAAGCCGCTAGTTTTTCAACATCTTCTGGGTCTATGACCTTCTTATCGCGTCCAACGGGAATTCCTAAGTAAGTTGCTTCAACTAGTTCTTTGGGTTTGGGGCCGGGCTTGAGTCTTAATGCTTCCGCTTGTACGATGTTTTCAATCGAGGCGGGGCTATTTGGTGTGTTATCTTCCATCTAGTATTTATTCTAGTCATGAAAAAGCCCTCGGTAAAGAGGGCTTTTCACTCGTTGTATTAAGACGATATAGGATTTTAAATGCCAGAGCCTACTAAAACTCTTGCACAAGTATTTATATGCGCTGTGCTAATTGACCTACAAACTGGTTAAGGCTTGCTGTTTCTCTTTGGAACTGTCTAATCAATTTATTTTGTTCTTTGACAATCTCAGAGTATTGCAGTTGATTAGCTTGTAGTTCTCTACAATGCTGTTCTAGTAACTGACAGCGTACATCTAATTGTACTAACAAGTCATATGGATCCCAATTAGGTTGCATCATAGTTCTAAGTCGTCCTCTTGAATAACTTCAATTAGTTCAGCAAACATATTGCTGGGAGCATTGAATGTTTGAACTAAGTCAATAGCATAGTCAGTGTCAGCAAACAGCTTGTTCCAACGCTCTATTGGTGCTAGTGCGAAGTCTTTGGGCAAAAGCTGTTTGGTCTTGCCCTTGGCTTCATTAACCATGTCTGTCAGTATGTCTGTTGCTGTGCGATTCTGCCCTGTAGTAGTTTTAAAGCCTTTTAAGGGAGTACGCATAAAGTCTAGTAAATCTGGATCTTGCTCTACTGCTTGGCTAATTTCTGTGATTACTAATTTAACATGTCGAGTCAGCTGTTTGCGTTGTTCTAGTGTTTGCTTGACATAAGTTGTTGAGTATTTAACTCCGTCACGGGGTTCCATTTTGTTTAACTTTTGGTAGCGTATGGTTTTCATTTTTGTGCCTTTGTAGTAGTTAATATCCTGCCTGTAGTATATTCACGGGTAATATATCTAGTACCAGCACTTGCACCGCAATGCTGGGGATATTGATAGTTGGCTTGTTTATAGTAATTTTGGCATAGGTCTTGGCTATCATACATGGCCGCACAGCCGCTAAGTGTTACAACTACAGCCATTAAGAGTATTTTCATTTGTTACCTCGGCGTTCTTGGTTCTTTTGTTGTAAGTGAAGTTTGCGTTGGATTAGGTATACATTATCAGCACTCCAAGGGCCTTCGATGTCATTTCTAGTCATACACATGTTTTCGCTGGATCTACCCCGATTGTGCCAGTGATCTTTCCATAGTTGATAATAGTCTTCAAACTCTAATGTCCAATCTTCGTGACGAAAGTTAGCCTGTGCCTTGGCCAGTTGCCAAGGGTGATACATATCGTGTTTGAACTTGCCAGCATCTGAACCAATAATCCAAACATGAGGGCGTTCTACACCTCTTGCATGGCGGCCTGTTAATCGCATTCCTTTTTTACCTGACATATATTCTCCTCTTTGTTCGATTATATACAATGTATTTATACATGTCAATAAATATGGCGCACTAATTAGGTCTTTTTAGCTCGTTTTGCACGGGCTAATTTGGCTCGCTTCTTAGATCGAATCAAGCGTTCTTCTGGTGTCTTATGCGATGGATGTATGTACAGTCTATGCGTGTTAACATATATTTGG